TTTCAACCGTACATGGTTCAATAAAGTTTTCGCTTATCTGATATACCTTATCTCCCACCTTGCACGGCAACCGCAGAATCAATCCCTGTTCCTCGGCATCCTCATATTCTTTGAGTTTCCGATATACGGCATCTATTTCCTCGCAATCCGGTTCACATGCCCTTTCCCACAGTTCATCATCAATCCATAATGGATTCCGTTCTGTTAATCTCTCCATGCTATCCCTCACTTTCCGCTTTCAACCAATCTTCAAATCCTGTATGCCCTTTATGACAATATTTCCATGCAAGGCAGCTATCACATCCTTCATCATTAGATGTGATATTGCAAAGAAATGCTGTAAGTTCCTCATCCGTCATGCTCCGGATCCAGTCTGCATTGGTCTGTGGTTTTTTCTTATCTCTAAGAAATGCTCCGATCACTGGCATATCCCTGTCTGCAAAAGATAAATGCTCACTGCTTTTCGCGGAATAAATAATCAGTGGATTTTGTTTTCCGGGTTTACTGGCTCTTAATACCTCGTATGGATTGTTTGACAGCGGGAGCATTTCCCAGCCATCCTTGGTCAGCCATTTTTTCAAATCTTCCAGCTTACTGATATGTAATACATTTCTTTTCGCCATCATTATTCCTCGCTTTCCCGGTACGGCTCCGGCAGTGGCATCCATGCATTCACACACAAGCAGCCATATGACACATAGCTTTCATCTTCGTCTCCCGGATAAAATGCACCGTTTCCGTCCTTATCAACTTCATATCTGCCAATGTCCGGCAATGTGAAGTTCTCAAATGAAACCATGATGTATTTATCATCCTCCGGCAACCTTTCACTTACCGGAATCCACCCGCCTGTCTTTGCTTCCTGCTCCAAAATTTCCTTTACCTCTGCTTCCGAAATCACTCTGGTCAGCGGTGCGTAGCCGCAGGCTTCCGTTGCTACTGCCGCTATGCGCTGTCTTATTCTCTCAATCATCTTCTTATCCTCCTAAATTTCAGTTTACCTACGCAATCCATGCCTCCGGCGGGAGCGCATCTGTATAGCGTTCAAATTCTCTCCATTTCTTGCTGTACTCTGCATACCGCCCCTGTTCTGCCTGCGCGGCTTCATACAGTCGTTCAATCTCTTTGACCGCCTGCAAATGTCCTGTGTTCTGATCTCGCAAAATGTCAATAGCAGCTTTCAAACTGTCATATCTGGTTCGCAATCCGATATATGCTTGATATACCTTAAAGCACTGTTTTATTGCGGTAATCAGATCATCCTTTGTCATTTGTTTGAGTTTCTTCTTAGCTTCGTCTTCTGCGAAAGAATCCATGCATCCTATGCCGAAATAATCCTGTTCATAAGTATCGAATCCAAGTAAACCTCCGTATGTTTCTCCCGCGCCAGCTGTTACAAAGAAAATATCAAAGCAATCCGGTACCCATTCTTCTTCCAAATCCTCAAACATTCTCTCGCACTCTGCGCAAAGATCAGCAAAAGCCATCTTGAACTCATAGGCTTCATCTTCGTCTCCCAATAAGGCATTTACGAGGCTATCATTTCCATCCTCGGAATCGGTAAACCAATGTACATCTTCACATGCTTCCTGCATGTCCCACAGATCCTGTTTGATTGCTTCAAGATTCAAGTCTTTGGCTATCGGCTTTTTGTACCTGAGGTTTTTTGCCTTAAACCGTTTCGTTTCCTCTGCATCTACCATTTCTCGCTCCTCCACTAAATTTTAATTTACGACTTTGAACATTTTTATTTTTTCAAACTTTGGTTTTTCATTTTCGTGATATTCTGCATCGACATTGCACACCATTGTTTCAAGATTTATCGAGTTTATTTTTCTTATCGTAAATTCAATATCCTTTCCATCTTCCGTAAAAATAACTTTTGCTCCGTTTTTTATTATTGGTGTCACCGCTTGTCTGTCCATCTCAAAAGATATTTTTGTCCTAACCATTTTTCCTCTCGGTTCTTTTTCATAAAACAGGCAATTTTTTGATTTTTCATAACACTTTCCACCTTGTGACAAATGTTTTTTGCATGTATAACAGTCCACTTTTCTACCTCACTAACTTCTAATTTAATCACCGAAATACCCGATCTCCGTCTCCATGATGTCGTTCAGTTCCCCGAGATCGTCCAGATGCGGATTTTCCTCTGCTATCGTCCGCATTTCTTCCTCGAGACAGCCTGTCTCAATAAATACCTTGATGTTCTTCGCTAATCTTTCTACTTCGTTCATTTTCGATTCCTCCTTATTTTTCATGTAAACCGGAGCTGTCCGGTCTGCTAAAACAAACTCATTTGCTGTTCGTCATACACATATTTTTGCTTTGCAGGTATCTTTCTTTGGGAAAATATTCTCTTAACCCGCTCTTTCTGTTTCAAATTCGCCATGTAGTTCTTATCCACTTCCGGCGGTGGTGAAAAATAGTATTCTTCCGGAAACGGCAACTGGTTCTCCGTACAAATTTCCCGAATCAAACGCTGGTAATAAATGATGTGGTTCCGCGTCAAATTCATGTTGCAGCCATCTGGCCAGAACGGATCATTACATCCGCTCTGGTTTATTTCTTTCCAGCGTTTTATTTCTTTCCGAACCTCGCCGCAATACTGTTTTACTTTCTGCTCTGGTGCATCTTCTTTCATGATATTTTCTCCATAAAATCAAACAGCGTCGGCTCGTCCACTTCATTCTCCGCAGCCTGCAAGTATCCAACTCCATCTCGGAAATAATCTGCATTCAATTCGCAGCCTTTTCCATTCCGGCGCATCTTAACCGCTGTCATTGGTACTGTCATAAGACCACCGAACGGATCATAGACCGTATCGCCCTCATTGCTGTATCTGTTAATGATCCGCTCCACGATATCCAACTGTAACGGGCATACATGCATCTGCGCACGTCTACGGCTCTGCGTGGTATTCAGCGTTCGCATCCGGTTGATATCATCCCATACTTCCAGCTGATTCCATGATCCCGGTGCCACGACCATAAAGGTTGCCGGAAGCTTTCCGTCTTTGTCCAGATCTTCCGCAAGTTTTACATGATCCTCATAGTTGTACACGCTGCCACGGCTATACTCCCGATATACCTGCTGCAAACTATCAACCGGGAAATCCTTTAATTCCTCTTTGCTAACCAAACGATCTCCGGATGATCTCCAATAACCATGTGCATCAATCTGCCATTGTGCACGCGTGTAATCCTCTTTGGATTTCTTAACCGGATCATCCGCGTATGCCGTAGATCTGTCGGTCGGCAATTTCCGAAAAAGCAGGATATATTCCGGGCACCCTACGCCCATCTTTGAACCGTCCTTGCACTGCTCTGTCCATCCAAGGCGGTAGGTTTGATTGTTTTCCCTGACTACATCCGTTACAACTGTAATCATTCCAAAATACTGAAAACCGTGCTTCATATAATGGCTGATACACTGCGCGTGAAATGGTTCGATTGTCGGCATACCGGTTCCGGTTGCATTCCCGAATAATACGCGATCCTTGACATGGATTGCAGCCACGCGCCCCGGCTTAAGCACCCGGAGAAGTTCCGGTGTGAGGAAATCCATCTGTTCAAAGAACCGGTCCGTATTCTGGTTATGCCCAAAATCGTTATAATTGGCGCTATACTCGTAATGGTTGCCGAATGGAATCGAGGTATGTATCAGATCAATACTGTTCGTTTCCATTGCCCGCGTTTCTTCTACGCAATCCCCATATACCGCTTCATAATGCTTTCCCTTTACTGTTCTTTCTTCTCTGCTGCCTTCCACACCCATCTTCCTTTCTAACCGCTGCGTCTTATTTTCCGAATTAAGACCATACTTTTTTACAATCTCGATCATTTTTGCGACCATGTGATTGTGGTTCTTCCATTTTTCCAGCAATGCTTCCTTTATCTGCCGCTCATTTTCCATGTAGATAATGTCAATCACAACTGCTTTCTTCTGCAAAAATCTGTAACACCGGTGAACCGCCTGTATAAAATCATTAAATTCATAGTCGATTCCAAGGAATATTTCACGGTGGCAATATCTCTGAAAATTACATCCAGATCCGGATAATGATTTCTTTGTGGCAAATAACTTCGTCCGTCCATTTGAGAAATCAATTACCCGCTGTTCCCGCAAGTCATAATCCATAGATCCATATATATCCACCACATCCGGCAACGCCTTTTTAATAGCGTGTCGTTCATTCTCCAGATCATGCCACAACAGGAAATGATCTTCCGGTGATTCTTCCACAATCCGTTTCATTTCTGCCACACGGCGATCAATACTTTCTCTCTTAACTGCCGCAGCTTCTTTCAGCCCCTCTGCAGCTTCTTGAAACAGCTGCATCTGACCGTCCCGATCTGCGGTATCTCCATAATGCACCGGCAGTTCGTGCCACCGCACATCTAATGGCGGCAGATCATATCCATCATCCGAATATACCGGATTGAGGTCTGAAGGTTTCGTAACAAAAAGCGCCCAGCTGCTCACCCACATCCAAAATTCATCTTCCATATTGGGATATAATGTCAGATTGTTTGCCTTGGTGCTGTCGCGCTGGAAGAATCTCGTTAATGCCTGTCCGGTATCCATCACTTCGAGATATCCTGCATAATGGATCAGCTCTTTGTATTTATTCGGTGATGGTGTAGCGGTCGCTACCAACTTATAGGGCACGTTCTTAAATTTGTCCAAAAATGTCTGATAGGTCTTGCTTCCAAAACTTCGTAAAACACTGGCTTCATCAAGGGACGTTGCTGCAAAGTATTCTGGCCGGATGTCACCATCACGTACCCGCTCATAATTCGTCAACACGATCTGGCTTGCGCTCTGCTCCACTTCTTCCATTGCCCGGCAATACTCCGGCTTTTCATATCCAAGCACTTCCACCGCGTCATGCGTGAACTCCTGCTTTACTCCAAGCGGCAGCACGATCAACGCGCGGCCGCCGCTGTGTTCTGCTGCCAAGTGGCAAAACTCAATCTCCTGCACGGTCTTACCAAGTCCGAAACTTTCAAACAGTGCGCGTCTGCCGCCTTTCAGCGCCCACACCACAGCATCCCTCTGGTGTGGCTTTAATACCTTATTGACTTTTTCCAGGTCCACACTGAATCCGCTTTCTGTCGCAAGTTCAATCTTTGTTTCTAAAAATTCTTTATATGTCATTTTTCCAAAAGGAACCCGATATATCGTTACCCCGGCCGGAGGTTCGGCTCCTTTCCGCTTTATTTAAACCTCATAAAACTGTCCGATAAATCTCGGATCACAATACTTACATTCCTGGTACAAAACACTTGCCACTCCGACCATTGTTTCATACCCAGTTGCTATGCTGTCTATGTAGTACCGGATGCGATCATACAATCGCAGGATACTGTTTGCTGACATTTTCAACTTTGTTTTAAGGCACACGCCAAACAGGGAAAAGTAGTTGAGCACGGATGCCAGTATGCACATCCCTGTACTCTGTGACAGCTTTTCTTCGCCTACCAGTGCAAACAAATGTCTGAATGGTATCTTGTCCGCTTCTTCCCCGGAATCAATGCCCCATTTAGATTTCAATATGTACTGCAATTTGCTCTGTGTCAGTTCGCCATTCGCCGCTGATGCAAAATACTGATCTATCGTCTGCTCCACACGGATAATACGCTTGTGACCATATCCGAAATCATCATGCAACAACTGGTATGCAATCAGGCGCACGTTCCAGTACGCTTCACGGATAAGCCGGTCTGTATCCTCTTTTTGTCTTGCGTATTTCTGCATATTCAGCAGTTCGCTTTTCGAATACCCCAACGGCTCCATCTTCTTTTTCTTTCGCTTCAATGCGTTACTCATCGTTTATCTCCTTTACCCTTACAAATTTATAACCACGGTATCTGCCTGTTTTCCCTGCGCATATAGAACTCGTCACATTGCTTTTGGTCGTGTTATACTTTGCCGCCAATTCTGCCGCAGTGTCAGTCACACACAACGGCAATTCGTATTCATCTGCCGTTACCGCCATCCACAGCATCTATTACACCTTTCCAAGCATTTTTTGCTCTAATGAATCATAATCATAGGCACGTTGAGTGAAATTATTAAATCTATCTGGTTTCTTGCCGCTTGATTTTCCTGTGTCCGCAGTCGGTTTCTGGTAGTTTTCAGCAGTGTAATCGACCCACGTGGATTCTCTAAGCCAGTTGCTCGGGTTCTTGATGAATTGCGGCTTGACCTTTAGAATCGAACATGATTCTGCATAATTCTGAACCGCAACCAATAATTGCTTGGGTGTAAGGTTTGAAGTATCGGTGATTAGCTGAATATATTCCTGCTCTGCCAACATACGAGAAACTTTTTTCGGATAAGCATTCCAAAATTTCTCAAAACTATCGCTCAAATTAACAGGCACTTCTCTTGTCTCTTTATCTATATCTGTATCTATCTCTATATCTTTCTCTACATTGCATTTTTGTTGCAAATTGTTGCGCTCTGCTTCGTCAACGTTGCATTGCAACACTTTTTGTGCATTTTCCCTAGATTTGCGACTTCTACGAGTGCTTGCAGTCTCACTCCCCAGGTTATCTTGCACAAAAGGCATAAGATACTCGATATTGTCTGCTGTCTGGATCAATCCGCAGGAAAGAAGATACTGAATCGTCACTTGCACATTGATTTCGTCCTCGTCAATATCAAGGGCAATTTCTTTGTAAAATTCATCTTCCAAACCGGAATACTCTAAGTAGCCGCCCTTTTTCAATGACAACAACTGCATTTTAAGGTATATGATCGTGTATGTATCGCCGCCAGCCATCTTACGGAGCTTCTTTATCCTTTTGCTATCAAAGAAGTCATCCATCAGTTTAAGCCAGTAATACCTCTTATTCTCCGCCATCCTCACTACCTCCGAGCAATTCAATGACCTTTTCCCCGGCTTTCTCCGGTCGGCAGAATACAAACTCCACACCGTATTTAAGCTGCATGGTCAACATGGCTTTCGCTAATACCGCGCCGGATGTCGGCTTTGCCTTTGGTAGCGGCACATTCAGCCACTTTCCAAGCGTGTGCATATACGCAATCTTGTTGTAGCGGTCTGCTCGCGGATTATGCCATGTAAATACATCATTGATGGAATGCACCTTGTCCGTGTTCTCCACAAGCACATATAGCTTAATGCCGTTGTTCTGCGCCAAAATACACTCGTCACGGAATCTTGGATGCGCTTTTCCACATATATTCCCGACAATCTCCTGCATGTCCTTTTTGGTGTCAACAGATACGTCATAGCTTCCGAGGAAGTCCATTTTCTTAACTTCCATCTTTCTTGCAGTCTTACGCTTAATAACATCCAGCACCTTATCCGTGGCAATCACATAATCACCAACCGGAAGCGGTGCACGCAAAACTTCTATGTCATGGCAGTCAAAATACCGGTTCTTCAAAATGTGCTGTCCTTCTTTCTGCCCTTTATCCTCAATCAACATCATTGTTACATTCACTTCCTTTCAAATACCCTTCTGGCATTGCAGAATGCCTTAATTATGGCTTTTATTATTTTGATAGATGCTTTTACCAACCATATAGTTTTCATTGATAGGCGGTCACACACAGCAACCGCCAAATCATATTTAATCGAACGGTAATTCTTCATCTATTCCATCCGGAATATTCATAAATCCATCACCATTCGGCATAGGTTCCGGTCTATCCGCAGACTGGTTGTTCTGCGCAGCCGCCTTGCTCTCTGCAAATTCACAGCTTTCGACAAGGCACTCATTTGTATACACCTTATTTCCATCCTTGTTTGTATAGCTTCCGGTCTGCCAGCTACCTTCAACGACCAGCTTTGTGCCTTTGCGGCAATACTTTTCAATGAACTCCGCTCTTTTGCCAAATGCAAGGCAGTTAATAAAATCTGCCGTGGGTTGTCCGTCCTGTTTGAATTTCCTGTCAACGGCAAGCGAAAACCTCGCCACTGCCGTTGCTTTCTCCCCCTGTGAATATCTAATGTCTGGGTCTCTTGTCAAGCGCCCCATGAGAATTACTTTATTCATTACTACTCTATTTCCTCGCTTTCTAAAACGGGCAAAGGTCAAGTGAGATTTCCAGACCTTTTTCCGCAACATAAACATCTGCTCCATATTTAATTGTTTCTTCTGCCTTTTGTTTGAAGAGTGCGGGATCTCCGCTTTTATCTGATAAGTGTATTAGAACGACATTTCTCAATGCCGGATTATCGTTAGTAGAAATAAAGTCAAGTGCCGTTGTCAGGCTCATATGACCTCTTAATCGGTGTTCGTAATTTGGCTCGTCCCGGTCTACAAACTGCATATCGTAGTTTGCTTCACAAAGAATGTGATTTACACCTTTGAACCGCCACCGGACATATTCGGTGTCTGTGGCATATACTAAGCTACCCATTTCCGGGTGCGTGATATGGAATCCATAGCACAGGCACTCTGAACCGTCAGAATTGTTATGCAACCACCGCCTGTCTTTATCTTGATTTGGAAAGGTTCTTACTTCGAATGTTCCGTACTTTTTCATTTCACAAGATTTGTAAAACTCCATATCATATGGCTTCCAAACTGATATACCGGCTTTTTCATACTCTCCTATGTATTTTGCATGATCTCCGTGAATATGGCTCACAAGCACACCAGTAATCTTCATCACATTGAAATTCAGCGCTTTCTTGACTTCCATGAATGGCAGCCCAGCTTCGATTATCAATGCTTCCTCGTCATTCTCCAGGATGTAACAGTTACCGGATGATCCGGAGCCTAAGACTTTAAGTTTCATCACCATCACCGCCTTTTGATTCAGCTATGTACTTTACCCGTAAGTCATATACTGTCTGGCAAAGAATGCCGCAGATTTCATTTGCAATCTCTCCATCATCCACCAAGTGGCGAACATAACTTTTACCGCATATATAGCAAGTCAGTTTTCGTATAAGTTCCCACATCGCCCATGAAGTAATGCTATCAACAACAGTTCGCATCAATCCATCTTGCCGTTTTCCATCAACAGTTCTCTTTACAAACCAATACTCCCTTGGCTCTTTAAGTGTTGTAGAAACATCCTCTTTAATTACCTTTCCCTTGAGTGATTTTTGCACTTCTTCCAGAATTTCTGCTTTCAATTCTTCTTTCTCTTTAACTGTCATCTTTCATTCTCCGTTCGTCGTATTCATATCTCAAGTATCCACTCCAGCCATTTGTTCTGCCGCAATTTTGCATACACCATTCATCAGAATCATTGATGTGTTCGCATCGTCCACAACTCGGTACTTCATCGTCTGCGGTGTATGTTGTTAAATTATCCATAGGCTACTCCAATTCTTCCTCTGTCGGAAACTGAAATACGGCATTGCTAATGCACTCTATTTTTGACGGCTGATTTTCAGCTCGTACCATAATGCCGCATTTCTTTAATCTTTCAAATTCCTTTGTTACATCCTCTGAAATATCAATATTCTGCATTACAATAGGCATGCCGGTATATGCTTCTCTAAGCATTTCCATAGCTTTCTGTGCTTTTTCTGCGGTGGAATATTTAGCCAATGTTCCAGCCTCATCATCTCCGATTGCCAGTATCTGGACAATGGTTGCGTCTTTCGGGCTAAGGAAAACAATACTTCTTTCGTAGGGGAAATCCAATCTACCGTCCTGCGATATAATTCTCATCGTAACCTCCTATCTGAAAAACAGAAACCACACCAACGCTGCAAATGAATCGGCAAGGGCAAGCAGAAATACTACAACAAACAAAATCCTTCCGAAAGTAATCTTGGGATTTAACCCAATAGCCGCTCTAATATAATCTTCCCGGCTCAAATTTGCCTTAAAAAAGAATCTCGCAATCAAAAATGCTACCCAAAACAGAATTGCTAATTTTACAAAAATCATAATCCATATCCTCCTAATCTTTCATAAAGTCCGGTACGTTCTTGCCATTTTCAACAACTTCTCCGGCTACTTTCTCCGGTTCTGCCATCTTAGGCTCTTCCACGGTCTCCGCGACTTCCGGTTCAGCCTGGAACTCCTCGGAATTGGCATTTTCAGAAATATCACGCTTGACCTGTTCCTGCAAATCTTCCATTGGATATTCCTTGAAATCGTTGTCCTGCATCTCTTCTTTCGTATACAATCCCATTGTCAGTTCCGGGCAATTCAGACTGGAGAAGAACGATGCCGCTCTGTAACGAAGCATTAACTGCGGCATGGTTTTCCACTTACTACCATTCTTACTAAGCCATCCCTCGGCTTTAGCCATTTCCATGTCCACGGTCATCCCCTCAACTCTACGACCATTTTTCGTAGTCCAAGCAAGGCACGAATAAGGCTTGCCATCCTTATCTTTGGTTTCCTCGAACTGTAATTCCATGTCAAATTTACCGGAATTATTGATTGCCGCAATCAGAAACTTTGAACTCCAAGATGGTCTTCCCTGTATTACATACAAGTTCTGCATTACCATCAGTGGGCTTACTTTCAATCTCTGCGCCTGTTCAATGGCGATCAGACAGTTTGCATCGTTCTTCTGGAACGTTGATGGAACGATTGTTGAGCTTGATAATGCCTTTGCCATCTGCATTGCCATGATGAAATTGTCGGATGTTCCGAAAATTCCAAGACTGTAATCTGTAACTTTGTTGCTGCTGTGTGCAACCTCTTTCTTTTCCTCTGCCTTTGCTACTGCTGTGTTCTCTGCCATAATTATTTTTCCTCGCTTTCCTTTTTTATTGCTTTTTTGAATGCCCCTCTTTCAAGGAACATAAGAACAGTATTCAACTGCATATTTCTGATAACTTTTATGTGTTTCGTGTTGTGATACCACATTACCCATTCCTGCTGTAACAGTTCTTCAATACTCGTAATGGTATCTCCTTCAGCGAATTTTCTTTTGCTTAAAAGATACTTTCTGTGCTCAGCAATGTTTTCACATTTCACGCATCGTTCACTGCCATACGGATAATGTCTACCATTGTATTCAGCAGATAGTGCACAGTATCTACACGGATTAGCTTTCATCGATACCACCGCTTTCCTCATATTTCATCACAATCGCCACCTTATCAGCGCCGTAGGTTTCTACCCACTTCATATCCACTGATTCATCCGTGACCGTCAGCCTTGCGCCTTTGGCATTTACAACCATGTCACCGGCTTTTACGGAATCCTCGGTGCGGTATGTATAACTTCTGGTGCTGTTTGGAAATTTTGCTTTGATATAATTCATTCTGATACCTCGCTTTCTAATTTTTGATGGTCTGATAGCATTTATCATGGTCGTTCCACTTAATAGGAATTGGTGCACCACAATCAATGCAATCCATATCAAACATTTCCTCATCCATATTGGTCATGTATCTTGAATGCTGTCCGCACTCGCAATTCGCATAAAGTGGTTTCAATGGTTCATCAAAAAGTGAATCATCTCCGCAATTCATGCAATGGATGCCTTTGCTCTCTTTCTTCAAGCAGAAACCTCTTATCGCTCCGCATTTCTTACATTTCCAATAGATGAATCCTTTATATGTCAATCCGTGATACTCTTCTGTAACTTTTTCCTCGGTACCGGATTTTGGTTCTTCAGGCAGACTTCGCATTGCAGGCATCTCTTTCTTTTGTGCATTTTCTTTCAGCTTTTCAGCAACTCTCTCTGCTTCGGTATCTCCAATCGCATTACAAATCAACTGATTAGCAATTCGGGTAAAGAGATAATTCGCTTTATCTCCAACATCAACGGCAATATTCATTCCGCCTGTAGAAAGTCTAATTTTCATCTATGCATACCTCTCTTTCCTTTATTTCTTGCGTCTCTCTCACAATACGAAAGAGAACAATGTCCGGATTCCGCAAAATCAAAGAATCCTCTCTTACTTGCACTCTTCCAACGCTTGCATGACATACACCGTGCATCCGGCTGTGTGACGTTGTTCCCGATTCCTACTCTCGACATTTACACTCCCTCGACTTTCAACTGCTTGTCCTCTGAAACGCTCAAAAGAATTAACTGTGCATCCATATCCGGCACATTGAACTCATTCAGCGATTCGGCGTTATCTACGAAAATCGGCACGCTCACACCGTACAATTCGCTAAGCGAACGGATAATATCAAGTCCTGCTACGATTCTGTGACCACTATTCAAAGTCGAATATGGTACACCATTTACAGTGCACTCGCAGCAATCTTTCATGCCGCCATTTAACTGCATTTCAAAAAGTTTGAAATTAACCGTCTTGAAATGACTGTTGATGGATTCAGAAACCTTATTCAGCTTGAAACGAATGAACTCTTCCAAGAGGTAAAGCATCTGTTCCTGATCTGCAACTTTCTGCCCGATTTCTTTCTGCTCTGCCTGCAACTCGGCGATACGCTCGTCAACCTCAACATTCTTAGCCGCCTGCACAATGATGGCTTTCGCATCTTCCAAAGCAGTTTCAAGTTCTGCTTTCTTCTGTTCTAACGCGGATGTATCGGTGCTGTTTGCTCTCGCAGAATCAATCTGTGCCTGCAGATCGGCTTCTTTCTTCATCAAGGCTTCGTAGTCCTCATTGGCACTCAAATCAGCTTCTTCCGGCAACTCTGACAGTTTCTTAATGCACTCATTTTCAATCTTCGTCTGCTCCGTCTCCTGTTTACGCAGTTCCGGGAAATTCTTTTCCGCATCTACGATCTCGGCTTTCAGTACTTCAACCTCGGCTTTCTTCTCATTACCCAGCATTAAAATCCGGTTCAGTTCAACCTTTTTATGATTATCAAAAGAGAATTTAGCCGCTTTCAGTTTATCTGCGGCATCCGCTTTAGCTTTTGCCTTTCTGGTCTCAAAATCAGCTTTTAATTGCTCGATTTTGTCCCCTGGTAATTTCTGCCCGCACAATGAGCAAACAGTGCTATTTTCGTCAAATACCCACTTGGATTCATCAAACAGATAAGGTGCTTCATCAAACGCCTTGGTTATCTCGGCATTGTACTGCTCTCCCAGTTCTGATTTTTCGCCATTTAAGGCCTCAATCCTGCGTTTCTTATCTCCAATTCCGCGCTCAAGAATTGTAATCTTCTTATGTAGATCATTGAATTTCCTCGTGGCTTCATCCTTTTTATCTTCTAACGCCCGCCGCTCCTTGATAAGGGATTCGTTCGCTTTTCGCTTGCAATCGTTGATCTCAAACTGCAATTCAAATTTCTGCTGTTCCAGATTGTCAACGACCTTGGAAGCCGATTTAAGCTGTTCGGCTATCCCCGTGATCTGTCGTTCCAGATCAGACTTGGCAAGTTCCTGCTCTGCTACATCCACATCAACCTTGGATTTCTCTGCTTCATCAATACGGACCGGGATTTCTGCCTGTTTCTTCTTCCACTCGCTCAAAGCCTTTGAAAACTTGGCACGAATATCATCCGTTGACGGTGCTTTCTCAAGTTCTTCAACCAAACTTTCAGCATAAGCATTTTCATCGAACATTTCTTTTGCCAACTCCACATCTGAAACCTCTGTCGTAAGTTTCATCAGAATATCGCGCTGATCTTTCCATTTCAAAGAAGAGAAATACTGCGGATTGGTCAGCATCTTAAACATATCCTCACTATACGCCAAACCGGAAACATATTCTTTGAAATCAGCTTCACTCTTCGGATAACCGTCAATCTCAAATGAATTGACATTGCCCTGCAAAGTCACGATATCTGTGCCGCGCTTCTTAACCCAGTTCTGTTTCTGCACTTTTGAAAGTTCCACTTCCTTACCGCCCACATCCAGAACCGCCACAACCTTGATCTCTACATTGTCGATTCTATTGCCGTCCTTATCCAATGGACGAACATTGAATTTTTCTTCTCCCGCGCTATTCTTGTTAAACAGAAGCCATGTGAATGCGTCAAATGCAGTGGTCTTTCCGGATGCATTCTGTCCTTTGATCTTTGTTTTTTCTGTGAAATTTACATCCAAAAGTTTTGATCCTTTGAAATTCTCCAAATGGAGAGACTTTAACATCATTTTCATTTTTTTCTATTCCTCGCTTCCATCAATAATAGCTATCATGCTTGCAGACACCTCGTATGCGGTTCTTTCCTCCTCCGCTCCATCCGAGCATCGCTTGGTATAGTTCCGGCTCTGGATCCTACCGGTGATTTCAACATGCGTTCCAATTTCAAGCTGTTCGGCAAATCTTGCGTTTCTGCCCCATGCTATGCATGGGATATAGTCGGATTTCCCGTAGCCGCGGTTGACTGCAATTAAAACATCTGCGATCTCGCGTCCAAGTGGTGTCTTCCGGTAGACCGGGGCTTTACAGATATAACCGTCAAGGCTAATACTGTTCACCTGGAGATTGCTCTGCATATCATCCAGTTCCTCAATATCCCGAACAAACAATGATAAAATCAAACGGTTTCCTTTGTTGTATGACCGGAACTGGCCGGATACATGAACACGTTTCCCGATATATGTATCATCCAATTCAAACAGTCTGTCCGAGACCGTAAGTGGTATATTATCCATGGCTCCGCTCGCCCTCTCCACGTCAAGCATCATCGTGTAGAATTTTTCGCCATATGTCTCATGGCTAAATTCCGGTTCCGAAGTGATTACCCCGGTAACTTCTGCTGCATTATTTTCATTATTTTTAAATTTATTATCCATGATTTGTAATTCTCCCTAATTTGTGCTAAAATAGACGTAAATAGCTTATGCTATTGCATTTTATCGGAATCATTCAGCTTTGGTCGGTGGGATGATTCCTTTTTATTTTCCGTGTGCTCTTTCAAGTTCATAACTCCTTTCCATTATGGATAAGGCATATTCGGTATAATCGCCGGCCATTCCTTTTGACTGTGAATTTGGAGTGCCGTTGTACTCCATCAGCACCGTGCCGACATCTTCGTACTTCTCAAACAGTTCCGCCAGATAGTCTGTAGCGACAAGAATATTGCCGTATGGATCTTTCAGATCATACACACCAAGGCGTTTCATACGGTCTGTATGCCATCTTTTCACGACCTGCATCAGCCCGATATCTCCATCGGTTCCAACCGCATTTGGGTTGCCGCTTGATTCTGCTTCAATAATTGCTTCCAAAAGTTCCGGGCAAATATTGTATTCCGCTCCAATTTCCTCACAGTAACCGTTGTATGTCTCACCGGCACTCAAGCAACACGGTGATGCGAATGTTATTGCGACGATCATCAGCGTCATTACTGCTTTTCTCAATGTGCTTTCTCCTCTCCTCAATTCTCTGGTTTAAAGCCCTACGGTTATCCTCTATCTCGCATATTCGAATTGAAAATGCTACCAAGGCAAATCCAATCAGAAATGTTATTGCGGCAACCACCAGCACTGCCCCGTCTGAATTCATGAGGCATCCAGATATGGCGGAAACAAGGATACCAACCATCATTGTAACTTTTGCTTTCATCTGTTCTCCTTTCTTCTCCCATTAACATAAGGAAGAAACTCATTCAAACTCATATGTTCCATTTGCGATCTCTTCATGATTGAAATCGATGAAATCAGTCAACAAGGCAATAAACTCTGAATTTGTAGGCTTACCTTTTGCCGCGGAAACCGTATATCCGAATATGCTGTTGATTGCTCGCGCATTCCCACGGCACCAAGCCACTTCTATCGCGTGCCGGATGGCTCTTTCCACTCTCGACGGTGTGCTATCGTTTTCCCTTGCGATCTCAACGTAAAGAACTTTTGTGATATAATCGAGTTTGCTTCTATCGTCAAGTCCCTTCTCAATGGCGCTGATTATGTATCTGTAACCTTTAAGGCTATGTTTCACGCCTATCTGATCTAAAGTTTTTCTGATCGCTATGCTCTTTTGTCTATCCATGATTTTCCTCCTATTTTTTGCTCTGCAAAAATTTATTTACAAAGTAAACCTGTCCTTTTCCTGTAACCTTTGTCGTTCTGGTAGTCCTTACCGATCCATCCGGGTTCTGCACACTGCTTTCCTTGATCTCGAAAAGCCCCTGTTCTATATATCTCTGCATCGGCATATTCCTCGATGAACCGCTTTTGACCAGATACCCATTTTCACGCAGCCAACCAAACAACCGTTTCTGGCCGATCTGATATCCGTTCTGGCAGATCAGCTTAGCAAGATCACCAATCAGAATGGATGTGTGACTTGCTGACACCGCATCTGCAAAAATCTCTTTTGGTCGCATTTCCTGTATCCTGGAATCCTGCATTGCAATCAACTGATTCTTTTCTTCAATTTTCTTTTTCGCCACCATTAAAGCTTTGGAAAGCAATTCTTCATCAGATAAAGTCTCCTGCCCCGCGATGTAGCCGCCATTCTTTCGGATAGAGGGAAGTACATTGTCAAACACCCAACTCTCGAACTTTTCTGCCTGCGGCAACTGTGACCTTACAACAAGTCTGTAAATATCACCCTCTGCAATCACTTTCATCTTTTGAATACCACCATTTGTAGGTATGTCCATTTCGTCCACCCCTTTGCAATGTGTCCTGATTGCTTTTGCGGTATCAGAATATCCAAGAGCCTTTGCTACATCATTTCCTACAAAATACGTCTTATTATCTCTTGTAATCGTCCGTACTTCTCCAAACTCCTCATTGTTAAAAATCTGTAATTCGTTCATAAATCTCCTTTCTAATCGATCAAGTCTGAAACTTTCATATCTAATGCTGACGCAATAGCGGAAAGTTTATCAAGTTTGGGCTGATACCCTGCTTCGCCGCTTGTCTCATGATGCTTTTTCCACTCGCTAAGCGTTGATGTAAGTACGCCACTTTTTTGCGCCACCTTATAATCCGTCAGCCCCAGTTCGTCTCTGCGTTTTGCGTACTTTTCGTACATTTTTTCACCCCATTTCTAAAAATATATTGACATTAGCTTAGTTTTCTAATATAATCATAGTGCTGTCTAAGTTAATATAGAAATCAAAGCGATTGCCTTTTTGATTAGCTTATGTTTCTAAGCTATGTCTGTACTTTAGCATAGTTTTATAAGCGTGTCAATAGGTAGTAGCTTATTTTTCTTATCTATTTTTTGAAAGAGGTATATTATGGGAAATTATTCTTATGAAAGATATGCCAAAATCCGTGATTTTAGAGGATTCACAGATTACAAAGTGACAAAATTAGCAGGGATAAAAGGAACTGCCACTATTTCAAACTGGAAAAATGGGAAATATGTCCCAAAAGATGATAAAATGCAGAGCATTGCAGATGTACTCGATGTTAGTCTCGATTTTTTAATTGGTAAAACTGATTTGATAATGTGCCCTGTGTGCGGTTTTGGTGACAACCCACTTTCAGAACAGTCAAGAAAAGAACACGAACTGTTCCATCAACGATTTTTAAAGATAAAAGAAAAGTATCCATTTTTTAAACCATATTTAGATGCGGATAAAGAAAGAACTGATAGTATTTTTGCTTTCAGGCGCTATGGGAATAGTTTGGATGAGAAAATGCTTGCATTTGAAAAATACCTGCAATCTTCTTTTTCTTTGGAGATAAACAGAAATAATTACAATATAGACAACTTAGATTATAAAGAATTTTGTAAAGTAGAAGTAAGTTCATTACACGAAGATGATTGTATTTCAAAAGAATTTATGGATGCACTCATTGATAAATACGGTGTAGATCGTAATTTCTTATCTGGTAATGAATATTTACTCGCAAGAGCAAGCAACAATGAACAGCTTATGCGTTTGCTTTCATACGCGGAAAAGTTGAATCCAGAAATGCTGAATATGTTAGAAATACAAGCCAAAGCTTTGTCAGAACAAGCCGAAAAGAATGAGGAGTAGCTTAATTTTTGCTACTCCTTAATTTTTCACTTACAAATAAATAAAACCAACGCAATTTATAATTTTCATTAACATTGTCAAATAATTTTCGTAGTTCTATTCGGTATTCGTCATTTGTCATTTCTTTCGGACATCCCGAAATCCTTTCGTATTCTTTATTTAATCCCATATTCACACTCTCCCTCAATCGTTTGTACTTTTCCTTGTTCATCATATGCATTATTATAGAACGTTTGTTCGTGTATTGCAATACGTTTTCTGTAAAAAAATTATAGTGTCTATCTGGAAGGAATGGAATATGCTGGTTTTGATTTTTTCACATCTGTAAGAAAGATAATCGTAAAAATTCGACTGAAGTTTTTGTGTTATAATAATTATTTATACTCTGATTCGTATAAATCCGAAATTCTTACGTTCAATGACTTTGCAATTTTCTCCATGACGTTCATTGTCGGAGACGTTTTGCCATTTTCAATTCTATCTAGCGTAGCTATGCTTACGCCGCTTTTCTCTGCTAATCGCTCCAATGTCCACCCCCTATTGGTTCGTGCTTGCCATAGTAATATCTCCATATAATCACCTCGGAGATATTATTTCCTGCGGCAATTCTATTTATTCTGGAGGTTGATTCACATTTAATGGAATTTAACTTTTGTTATAACGCAAAAAAAGCCGGAAGGATTTCTCCCTCCGGCTTGTCCGCATTAGATTCCGAGCATAGCAGCCCACGTTTCTTGCGTCACTCTTCCATCTGTCCCATCCTCACCGATTGTGATTCCGACGTGTTTTTTGTAGTCAAGTGTTGCAAGATATGTACCGGCATTAAATTCTCCAGACAAGTTTCCTGCTCGTCCATCCTCGCCCAGATCATACCCGCAGCCTGCAAGCAGCTTCTGCCATAGCAAAACTGCATTACCTTTCATTCCACCACCCAAAATTGGTGCTTCAAACATGTATACATCCTCCTTCTTCTCTTCTTTTTCATTCGATTGTGTCTCTGTGATTTTGACCTCTGGTTGTTTTATTGGCGCGGATGCCGCAGGCTTTGCCACTGATACTTTAGAGCCATTCTGGAGAGCCATGACCGTATGGCTGCCCGGTTTAACCAAGATATCCCCCCGCTTTAAGTACGCATCCGAAGTGAGATACTTTTTATCAGTCAATACATCAAATTTGCCCGTGGCGGCAAATCGCGCCCGCATATTGGATGTGGTAGGCGCATTGCCGGAGTACTCAAGCCCCGACACGCCTCCTGCGATGGCGCAAAGCGTCATAAACGCGGAGCAATCCGTATTACACCTCGACGTAATCTTTGCAAGGTCATAGCCGACCTTGCGTGCCTTGGCGTGCGCACTATTTCGATCTGCCTGCGAGTAGCCGATGTTGTTGTTTGCGCATCCTTTTTCACAAGCGCGCGCCATGCGCTCCGCTGTCGCAGGATCCTTGCATCTAAGCACGAGGCTCCACGGCTTGCTGTACCACGTCCTGGTACATACCTCACGTCCCGTCTGATCTCCGGCAGCGCCATTTATACTGCCGTTTTCGCTAATGCTTGCATGTCCGATTTTAATTGCCATGATTACTCCTCCTTACACTCTTCACATTCCGGTAGACCGGCTACCGACGTTGCAATAGACAGGATGCCGGCCAGTACAGATGCAGATGCTACCAGCTTCCAGTCCACCGCTCCCATGACCGATGCTGTGCCGATCGTAGCAATAAAGGTCTGCGCTACGGTCTTTACGGCGCGGATTCCTGCAGCCTTGAACCACTTAACAGTGTCTACGTTTGCTTTAAATACACAATTCTTCATATAAATACCTCATTCTTTCTTATTTGATATATTGCGCGATTACTATAATAAATCCCGTTGCCGCGGCACTGGAGATTGTGCTGATAATCGCTGTGATTACTGTTGCTTTATATTTTTTTGCATCATCCGCTGGAGCCCGCTCCATTTCATCTACACGGCTATCCATGCGATCAATTTTTTCATCCAGGGCGCCCACGGTCTCGTTTGTATGCTTGACTTCTCCCACAAGCTGTACCATTGTTTTTGACATTGTATGTATTTCTTCTACAATGGGTTCCAACTTATCAATCCTATGCGTATTCGATTTTGCCCTCGCTTCTGTCTCTGTAAGTCTGTGTTCAATTTCGATTTCATTCATACTGCGCCCCTCTTATTCACGGCTATACCACCGCTTTTCTCAAATCTTCCTTTTCAGTTTCCGTCAGCTTCGGATAGCTGGCCAGGATATCATCCACGGTCTCGCCCTGCTTCATCCGTGCTTTAATTGCGCGGATCATAATGTTTTTAACAATCTTACTCATTGCTCTCACCTCCAAACATTAACTCTGATATTGCAATATCCTGTTCTGCCTGCGTAGATTCCAGCTTTTTAATTCTAACCTCTTCTTTGGTAGCGATATGGAATACAACAGTCACCAGTCCATCGGCATCTACCGCGGCAGATGTAAACGTAAGGTTGCTGTACACACCGTAAGGTTTTAAATCCTCGCCGGAGACAGACAGGGCCGTCACCGGTTTGAATTTCTCAACCGCAGCGGCGATCTCTAAGCCATTCAGCGCAAAGCTGATGCTGTCCGTCCCAGTCGATACCGATTCTGTCTGGTAGCTTGTTCCATCGATAATGACGTATTCATGCGTTTTTGTGGTTTCTTCCACGGTATCCGCCGTGGTTACAGTTTCTTTACTCATAAAAAATCCTCCTATTAAAAATGTGGTTATTAGTTAAACAAAAGTTTGAGTGCCAAAGCCGACAAAGATGGTTTGTTGATTGTGCAGCGAAAAGATTTGCCTGCTACTACATATCCGGCAAATTCAGATAAAAATGTATCAGTAACCCTTACCGTACCGTCTGGATATACGGCGTTGACATATTTAAACTACGCTGTTTCAGATGGTAGCCTGTCCGTCAGGGGATATAGTCTGTCCGGAAAAACCCTTACGTTGTCGGTAAACAACAGATCATCTCAAGCCGTAACAAGTGCTATTAGCACATTTTTCTTGTGTGTTAAGAGCTAAATGAAATATGATTCATCTATGGTAATGGATGTTTTTGGAACGTAGTCCACATTCAGCGGATAGATCTGAATAAGACCTGCTTCTGTGATCCTAGTGAATCCTACATTGCCGGATCCGAAGACGGTCACTCCTCGAATCGCTTGCGGCGGCGCATATTCCGCCGGAATGCTTGCAACGGTATAAAATGCATTGGGTGCCAGTTGTGTTTGGCATGTCATAACGAGGTCTATGCACGCCATGTGGTCGTCCGCCTTTGACGCTGACAAATTAAGCGTTACGTCATCATTGCAAGCAACGTCAATGCCGTTTGAGATCAAACTTTTGTTTAGCGCATCAATCTTGTTCGCCAGTGTTCCGTCCAACGACGCGTTCTTTTCCGTCGCCGGGAGTGCCAATCCGGTGCTGTCCGTCACCGCGCTTGAACTTGACAGTTTAACATGCCCCGCCTTTTCGGCGGTAGCGCTCAAACTGATATGACTTATCAAAGCGCTTACTGCCTTTGCGATCTTGCCGAAAAACGTCTGTCTGTCCTCTGTTCCGGTTAATTCTGCAAGATCATCCTGCGCTGTAAAATCAGTCTTAAGGGTCATCTCTCCGGTGCTGTCAACGCCAATGTCATCACCCGCCTTGACTGTACCGGCATCCTCTGTCGTTGCGACTGCCCCTCCGCCGCCAACTACACATTTCATCCAGTATTCCGTGTTTGTGGTTCCCGTACCGGCTGGCACGGCTTTTTTTGCTATGTACAATGTATTGTTGTACGCAACCGCATCCAACCGCTTATACTCCACTGCTGCGCTCCAATCGCCTTTTGGTACGATTGCCACTCTTCCCGCGTTTGCCATTTAAGCCACCTCCCATATCAAATCTCCGTCGTCGTTCACGGAAAAATTATTGCCTGTATTATCTGTGTAGATCAGCTCACCATCGTCATTCAAACCAAACGTGGCAAGCCGTAACCGCTTTTCTATGATCGCATTGTACTCCGCCGCCTTTGAGCAGTAATACTCGGCATTATCCTCATCCTCGCCGGTTCTTGTCCCGGTACCGCCCACAGCATAGCTTTGCGCCGCTTTTGCACTCGTGTCCGCGGCAGTCTCGGATTGCTGCGCCTTGGCAACCTCAACCTTTATGTCAGCCAAATAGTTAGGCTGCAGGTGTTCCTCTTTGATGCTTCCCTCTTTTACGATAGCTTTAACCTTGCCATCTGACGTAAGTTCAAAAGCCACGGTGTCCGAATCAAGAAATTCAAACTGCGTAATAAGTGCAGACAAATCAACATTCTGCGTGGTGCCATCATCAAGTGTGATAATTAACTGCTGCGACTGCGGATCATATGTAAAGTTTACGGCCAGCTTTTCCAGCTTGGTATCAATGATCGCCTTTGAACCGTTCATCTTAACCACGGTCAGCGTTCCGTCCGATTCATCCCATAAGATTTCTTTCACAAGTTCATTGGCTTTCGCCAGATCAACCTTGGACGTATCCATAGCAATGACACGATCATCGATTTCATCCACTGCCGCATCCATTTTGTTAAGATTTTGTTCATTCACTGGTGTATTGATGCTGGGGTAATTCTCCCACACAATCCGGGCATAAGCCTTGTTCATATGACCACCCCTATTCTTCGTCTGCGATTGATTGCGCGAAGGCTTCTACCGTCGCCAATGCCTTAATCACCTTATCATCCGTCACAACACGGTTGACCTTAACATTCTGGTTTGTTACCTTTCCGTCGCTGTTTACCTCGTCATAGGTGATTGCTAACCTTTTCATACTACCATCAGCCGCAAATGCGATTCCTTTTATATTTTTCATGCTGCCACTTCCTCACTTTCTGCATCCGCATCATATAATAATGTTTCAAGGTACTGATACGCTGTTTCCGCATCATCCTTATTTTCACTTTCGATGTTTGTCAGCATCCGATAAGTCAAATCGGTTACCGTTTCCTCTTGCTCCGGTCTTTCAAAGTTTTCAAGCCGGATCATATTGTAATTTTTCTGTACTGCTTTGATCTCCCATCCAAATGCAAGCCCCGGCGTGCCGCAGGCCGTAAATCCGGTCGGAGAACGTTCACTCACATATACCGTTCCTTCCCCATACGCCTGCAAAAATACCTGATACTGGCAATCACTGTCTATGGTTTCCACAAAGATATCATCCAACCACACATAGCACTTTCCGGTTTCATCCATCTTTCCCTCGCCCACATCCCCAAACATTGGTGTAGGTGTTTCGTAACAGTATTGGAGTCGCTCGGCATAATTCTCGGTTTTAACAATTCTGTTTTTTGTGCCATATACTTGCATTGATCCACCGGCGATAATACCGCCGCTTGTATCAAGCCCCAAGTTGTTGAGTATAGCCTTATAGCTGTCATTCCGTGCTTTAACGCCGACCTCGTTATGACCGATATATCCATACCATGTCGGTCCCTCCGCGCGACATCCGCCGGCGGATATAAACGTGGCATAGTTGGGATCTGCAGATGTTCTGACATCAAATCGCGTTTCATCGGCGACAGTATCTCCTATTGCATGAAACGTGGAGCCGGTGATCGTAGTACCGGTAATGGTGCTTGCATTCATTACGCTACTGGTAATCGTTCCGGAAAGGCTGGCATTTCCGTTTCCGTCCAGGTTAAATCCTGTGCTATTTACAATCAGCCGGTTTGCTGTCAGTGAGACCTTGTCCGGCTCCTGGCTGATCTCTGATGATACGCTGCCTTTGCTAACCTTGGTCTTAATGCTCTCCGCTGTCTGAGTAATACTACTCGACAAGGATTTTTCTGCTCCTTTGGCTCGTGTGACTTCGGATGTAATGCTCTCCGCCGTTTGCGTGATCTTACTGGATAGCGTACCCTCTGCGCCCTTGGCTCTGGTCACTTCCATCGTAATGGATTCCGCATTTTGTGTAATCTGCGACTGCAGTCCTTTTTCCACATCTGTGATCGTAGACTTGGTTTCCTCGATCGTGCGTTCAAGGACATTGCTCTTGCCTTTAAGCTGCAGGATGTCCTCATGTACCGAGTTTACCTTTTTTGTCCGGTATTCTTCTCCATCTGCGCTGATCGCATCCCGCAAAGCCTGTATGCCTTTCAAAGTACGCTTTAAAACATATGATTCAACAATTTCGTACTTTGTGTTAAATCTGATTGCCGCGCCGACCTCTAAGCACGGATTACCCTTGCAGTCCGCCGAGAATGGGCGATACACAATTCCTCTGATCTTTCCGTACACGTTGTTTGCGATCTCCCTTAATTCGGTTGAGCCTTTGCCGTATACGAGAAAGTTTCCCTTGATTTCATAGCCATTGCTACCGGTGCCAACGATTACGCCAATGTCATTCTCTTTTTCGTTGATCTGGAGCTTGTCGATGGATTTAACAAGATAGTCCTCATACTTTGCTGATATGTAAAAGCTGCGTCCGATCGGCTGGCTGTGTGGATCTCTCGGATACAGATCATCCGCCGGATACAGGTCGTTCCTCGGATACAATCCCTGCATCTCTTGATCGAGTGAAATATAGTGGAATTTCCCATCACGCCCAATATGACCGAAGCACCCGTTGATCTCACAGATGCACGACAGCACCGTTTTACCGGAGAGTGCTTCTCCAATCGCGTTACCGTCCGAACTGCTTGCGGTAATGGATATCGTTTTTTCAACAGCCATATTGTCATTCACAAGGCTTATTTCTTCCTGCTCAATCCCGAAATACTGAAAAAACGCTTCTCGGAAAGCCTTTAAGGTCATCGGAAACGTAAGTGAGTTGTACCACGCCGCCATGTCAGCGTTAAGGACATCATACAGCGCATCGTAAGCTTCTACGTCCCGACATTTCCGGTCGGCGGTCGGCTTATCAGAATACACTTTGTATCTCCCGATCTGATACGGCGCATCTGCTCCTTTGGGAGTGATCTTGACCGTGATCCATTTACCTTTCAGCGACTGGAAGATGTTTGACATCGTAATTTTTACGACAGACGCTTCACAGGAGCCGAATTGCAATTCATCCTCGGAGCATAGGCTTTCGGTCAATTCAAACTTTTCTTGATGTAGTTCCGTATTAGTAATGTTTACCGTTCCATCATCTGTTGTAATGGTCATCTGCTTATCAATGCTATCCTGGAAAAACAGTTCTGAATACTTATCAGCCATTATACACACCCCCTATAAAAGCAAGGCGCGTTGGATTATAATGTATAACCCCGCCATAAGTGCCGTACATTTTAGGTTGGAAATCTGCCATATACCCAAACTGCGTAACATAGTCGTCATATTCCGGGATGTATGCTGTGATATAGCACGCTCTCCCCGCTGCATTTACAATCTGGCTTCTTATCCCGTTCATAAGTTCTGTAAATTCTGCATTTGTCAGCATTGCCCGCGTTTCAAACTCGACTTTTAATGCTTTTAACTCAACGGCATTTCTATGCTCATACCCGTTAGCATCCGTATAATCGTCTATGTCCTGCATATTGACATAGGCACTATACGAATCTGCCTTAATAAATCTTTTCGCATCTATTGTGTAATCGCCAATTTTAAGTAAAAAGCCGCTATACGCCATGACTTCACCACCTTGTAATTATTCTGGTTAGCAGTTGCCGAGTAGACGGCAACCGGTATTTGGGATATAAGAAAAGCACCTACCCGAAGGTAAGTGCCATATGCTTATGCCGCAATCAACATATAATGTAATTCCACATTTTTCTCTCTTGCAATTTTTACAAAGTCCTTTTCGACAGTGCAAAAACTTGTTGAAAAATATTCTCCATTCTTTCTATCATCTTTATATTTTTTATGAAGTTTGTTTTCATACTTCTGTGCATTTTCAAAAGTGCTTGTATAAAGACATTTTTTAATATCCATTCCAGAAGCAGATTTTATTTGAGATATTCTTCTTTCCACATCTTTTGCTATTCCTATTTTTATTGTTCCATTGCTCATTTCAATCAAATACAAACACTTATTTAAATCATTCGTTTCTTTTTCAACCATATTTCTGCTGATTAATTCTCTTACAGAATTGACTAAATAGGGAAAGCAATAGCCTTCTGTCTCAAACATATAATGCTCGTAGGCTTTTACTAAAAGCATGGCGCAACTAGAATATGCCCTGTTGTAACTGATTTTTACAGCACTTTCTAATAACACTTCCGGTTTTCCAATTCCATTTTGAGCAAAACGTGATAACTGTTCTGATAGTTCATAATCTATTTCTTTCAAGTAATCAAGCATAAATATAAACTTTCCAATAAGTTTATCTTCTACCAGCATACATCATTCCTCCTCGATGATTTTTTTGCAAACAAAAAGCCGCCCTATGTTTGATGTTACCTGCTACGGACTTAATCAAACTAGGACGGCATATATACCGTACTTTCTGGTTTTGCACTTTATCTCCAGACCTCTCTAATTCAAGCGAATATTCTATTTTTTGTTATGGTAATGTATTTTATCACAAATGTCAACGAAAAAATGCAATTTTTTAAATGACCGGTGAATATTTCTTTTCAGTGATTGCAATAGCTGTCTTCATTCCTTCGACAAAAGCATATTCATTCGTTGCTACAATCGCATCATCCAAAAGTTCAATAAGTTCATTGAAAATTGATTCGCTAACATATTTCTTCAATGTTTCTTTGAACTGTTCCGTCTCCGGTTGCATTTCTTCAAATTCTCCGCTGTTTTCAATGTGGTTCATTCCTACGATTTTTAAAAATTCATCCATTGTATTGTACCTCTCTTTCAAATTTTCCGTTGAAAGAAATTTCCCATTATGATAAAATATTTCATAGAGAGAAATCTCCGCTAAATAGAGTGCTTACAGCTTTGCAAGGGTGGTAACACTCTATTTTTTATTTGCTTACGCTCCGCTGATTTTTAAACGTTGCAACCAATTCCCAGAATATCAAGCAGTTTTGTAAATGTATCTGCGTAATAATATGGTTGAACCTCTTTCTGATTCTTCTCATTTATGAGATTTACACCATATGCAAGCCCTTTATCGGTCAATGCTTTGAATTTTTTTGTACCGCCATTGCTCGATGGGCGTTCCCTTTCTTCCAAATATCCCATATTCAAAAGCAACTGGTTAAACTTTGCCGCGCTCAGCGCACAACCATTTCTTTTTAGCAATGTTGTGGCAGAACAGCGTTCCCTACTGCCGTTATCCTCATATTTCGGAAGAAAGCTTGTGGGAAGTCCAAATTCTTCAAATGCTCCGTTATACATCAGAAGTTTGCCAGATTCGCTGACCTTCAAATCGTCAGCCACGAATTTCAATCCCTGTAAACAGAGTATAAATTTGGGTTGCTCTACCGTATTTCCCTGCGTAATAACTTCTTCCATATCGTGAAAACGATTAATGTATTGAGCTGTGAAAGCCGTTCCTTTTACTCCTGTCAACTTATGAGCGATAAACTCACAGCCTTTCTTGGTGATGTCATAACAGGGGCGTTCCTGTTGATTCTTATCCAGGTATGTACTTTCCTTGAAGAAATCAACCGCTTCAATTTTGAGTTCGTTTCCCCTCCCCAAAGTTGGGGCGGACATTTTCAGCTCTCCTACTTCATCGCCCGAGTAACTTTTCACTTCGGCTAATTGTGCTATATACCCTCGTATATCTTTCAACAAATTAGCATGGGTTTTCCCAACCATTTCTGCCACTTCCATAGATGTCAATGTCTGCTCAATCTGTTTCTGCATATAACTCCTCCTTTTCAATCTCCTTCTCCAGCAACTCGGTAACGAGCTCCCTAGCTGATTTTCCTTTCCTAAGAGCTGCTATTTTTATTGCTGTATGAAGTTTATCATCCATTTCTACTACCAAACGTTTCATATTACTTCCTCCTTCTGTACGCCTATTTCGTACATTATGTATTTTAGTACGTTTATTTGGTATTGTCAATAGTATAATACATTTTTTCTGTACTTTTTATCATTGATACGATATAATACTTACATGGAGGTACGCATAATGATTAGTATACGCTTAAAGCAATTACGTTCTGAACACAATCTTACTCAAACAGATTTAGCAAAAATTTTAGGTATCGCAAAAACCACCTTAGCTGCATACGAGCAAGAAAAAAGTGAGCCTAGTATAGAGACCCTCGTCAAAATAGCAGATTACTTTAATGTCACAACGGATTACCTTATTGGTAGATCTGATGGAAAAACTACCGATTTGCAAAAACTTTATGAAAAAATCGGTCTGAGCGAGGATAGCATAGCCTTACTAGAATTCATGGCAAAGGGTGAAAAGGAGCATAGCAATCCTGTATTGTTGAAAGTGAATCCTATCAAAAGTATAGATTTTTGCCTAAGTCAAGGTCAGTTATCCTTTGACCTTTTTGATTGTATCCATGCTTATTTCATTGCAAATGTTCCAGACGATAAGCAACTTTATGTTTCTGATACCGGTGAGGTATTACTATCTCCAACATTTTCGGGAAAAGATACACTTTATCAAACAATTCCTGCTTCATATCTTCGTGATGCAATTTTACAGGAAATATCAAATAATTTGAAAAAACTCAAAGAGATTTACGATCAGGAGAACAGCATTTAAAAAGACACCCAAAAGGGTGCCTTTTCTAAGTTTGCTTTCTTCATCGTTTTTCCAATCACCTTGCAAAACTTTCTTTATCTTGATAAGCTTAATTTCCAACCATCATTTCTTCTATGCTTATAACGGATTCATATGTTTTTTCCCATGTTTCATCAACTGTGTCTACTGTTTGTATTGCAGAATTGTACGTTTCATCGTCTATTTCTGTCAACGAATCTATTGTATCCCATGTATCAATCGTTGCATTTAATGTATTTATTGATGTATTATACAGGTCATCAACTGACTGCATTGCTTCCTCTGTGCTTTGCCCGCTTGCCTTTTCCGTTACAAGAATGGTAAATTTTGCATGTTCATACTCCGCTTCAATTTTAGCCTTGCATTCCGCCACTTTTGTGTTCAGCTCAAGGACTTTCTGCATATTATCATTTTCTTTTTTTAATTCGTCCCTTTCTGTTACAACTTTATCGTATTCATCGTGCGGCACCCCTCCACATCCAGCAAGCACTAGGCACATAGTCAGCATAAGCGTAAGTAATTTTCTCTTCATAAGTCATCCTCCCATATTTGTAATAATGAATCAAATATACCACAAACACGGGAGTTTTTCAATCTTTAGCCAAGCACCGGATCGAAAGCGCTACTGTTTCCATACCTTCTCTTCGCTTCTTGTCTATACACTGTTCTCGTCGCATTAAAAATATCATTTTCTCCCAAATTTGGTTTTTCCAATAGCGCTTGTAAGAGTTGATTTTGCTGACGCAACAATGCATTTGTCTCCGCGTTATCTCGGTTGTATGTGTTATTGTCAAGTGCGGAGTATGTATTGCCGCCGGTTTCCAACTGGTTAGGAGAATAACCGTCATACATGCTTGATATATCCACGGACGGTGCTTCTGTAAGATTCGTGCCAAATTGCTCCAATGAGGAAGTAATTGGCTGATACAAGAGCTCCAATCCATTCTGAAAGCCCTGCATCGTATAAACGCCGAGCTCTTTCATTACCCTTGACGGGCTATGTATTCCAAGCGTTGAGCGTACTGACTGGCTTACATTTTTTGCGATATTCGTAGCGGTGGTAGCAACCTCGCCAAATTTTGAGTTCATTCCTTCATTAAGACCAGCTACGATGTTTGCTCCAATTCCCTCGAAATCCTTTTTTACTCCGGCGAAACTTTTTCCTATGCTCGTCCTGTAAGATGTCATTTGTGTAACGGATGACGAAGCATTATGGGCTACATCTGCATTGAATGAAGAAATTACGTCTCTTGCGCATTTCCCGGCTGTTCCGGGGAGACTTCCGTCTCCAATCTTGCCATCAACGCCTTTTCCCCACTCACCTACTGTATTTACGCTGGAAGATGCATTGTTACTAATCTGTGTATTATAATCATCAACCAGTTGCTTTCCGTATCCCTCTGCATTGATGTTTTGCCCAATCTCATCCAGAGATGTTTTTAACTGCGATTCCCAATCACTTCTCAATGTGGTACTGGTAATCTGTACTCCCTCGTATGAATCTTCAGTAAATGTATCGAACATCGAACCGGTCATTTTGCTTACCGCATCCTCTCCCCACGTCTGACCGTCAATTCCAAGCTGATTCATACTTTCCTGAATTGTGGATATCGCTGGCGTTAATGTGTTGTCCTTCCACTTTTGTATAACTCCATTTACATAATCCTCTTTTGTTGTAAATATTTTTTCGAAAGGACTTAATTTTGTGTCGTAATCTTGTGTAGCTTGCTCGACCAGCGACGGAAGCTCTTGTAATAAGCAATACTGTACTTGATCTGCATACGCCTTGTAGGCGGTATCAATATCAGTTTTCCCTTGCTGAACCTGTGCATCACTTGCTCCATACAACGGAGCGACATCAAAATTACCCATATCAACTCCGAGTGCTTCCACCTTCTGTTTCCAATCATTTATCTCTTTTATATGTTCTTCTCCCACCGATGAGAGATTGGTTTTTCCGTCATTTGCAGTTTTTACCACTTCATCAATGGCGGCCTTAAACTTTGTTGTATCCAGTGTGCCATCTGTCATATACTGTGACATATCCAGTGCGCCACCAAGGTCTTGAATAGAAGCGACTGTTTCGTCTATCGAACCATCTGCATTAATATTTTTCAGTTGTTCAAATAGCGGCGCTGACTGCGCGTAAAATTCTTCTGCTGAAATCTGCCCGTTTTCATATTGCTGTATCAATCCTTCAAGCGATGTCTCAAGTTCGCCATATGCAGCCTTTCCTTGATTGGTTATTTCCAATATATTGGCTACATATTCTGGAACAGACACCCCTTGTGCAGTAAGAATATCCGCCCACGCCCCTACGATGTTCCCAACGAGTACATCATATTCCTGTTCAAATACATCTTTACTTTGTGTAAGTAACTCCTGGAACTGCGCAATTATTTCTGGCACCTTTTCCGATACGGAATATGCCCCATTATCAATCGCAGTTTTTAAGTTATCTATCTCGGATACAGTTCCGCTTATGCTCTCTCTTGTCTCTGAAATAGAACCAAGTTTTTCTTTTGTTTGGTCGACACCTGTTGTTATCTTCCCGAATGCTTCTGTTGCTACTTGGCCAAGGGATTCAAGCGATGTAACACCGCTTGTGTTTATTGATTCAATCATCGAATCAAGTTCTGTTTCGTTAATTGCATCATTTATTCCCTTTATAGCCGCAACTACACCTGTTATTGCTGCAACTACAAGCCCTGCTGGGCCGAATGCTGTGTACAAAGCGGCGGCGGCTACACCTGCACCTACGGCGATCTCTGCCAACGCGGATACTAAATTTCCAGATCCGGTAGCCAAATCTTTGAATGCGTCCTGCACAAGCGTAAATTCTCCAATTACGGATGTCACGCCAATAATACCTTTCTGCATATTGGTGAGGTTTGCTCGAACAGTCTTTATGCCTTCATTCATTCCCGTAAAGAAGTTACCGTTCTCAATTCCAAAACGGAAATTTTCAAACGCTTGTCTAGCAACTTTTACAGCATTGCTCAATTTCGGATATTGTTTTTCTAAATCTTTAGTCGCATCTTTATTTCCTGCAAGTGCTGAAACTACTGTAATTGCCGATGTTGCAAATTTCTTGTACCCACTCACAAGGCTTGCGATTCCCTTCACAAACTTTGAGCTTATAATTGCATTTAGAAGTTTTGGCAATGCCGCAAGAGTTACCAGCACCGTTTCGATAGGTGCTTTAGAGAAAGATGCTGCGAATAACTCGATGCCACCCTTTATTGCTTCCCACAATGCCTTACCGACTTTTTTACCGATCCCGATAAAATCTATGCGTGCAAGAAATGTACCTATCTTCTTACCTATCGCAATCCAGTCTGTATTTTCAAGCGCGGTAATGATCGTATCTAATATACCTTTTGCCCATACATTGATGGTGCTTGCCAGTGCTATGAAATCAAATGTCTTAAAAAACTCATTGATCCCAGTTGCAATAGACAATCCAAGGTCTGACCAGTCAAATTCATCCCCGAACGATAACGCCGCATAGATAGCAGTATTTAACGCCCCGGCAATCGTCCGACCAACTGCTCCGAAAAGCTCCGGGGAAATTAGTCCATTAAGAAAGTCTGCAAGTCCTTTTCCGAAGTTTTCCGCGCCCTTATATATTTTGTTCCAGTTAATACTATTCATTGCCTTGGTGAGTGCGTCACCGATGTACTCTCCAAGCTGATACAGGTCTTTAATCGGGCTTACAAAATCCTTGAAAATGGTGTCTGTCTTTACAAGACCACCGCCAGCTCCACCACCGGATGCGCCGCCAGCTCCACCAGAACCTTTTCCGTTTGACGATGAATCAGTCGTTATCAGATTCAATTCATCAAACTTACGAATGCCCTTATTCATCTTGTCAATGTTCTTTGCCGCTTTTCCGGTAGAATCTTCTATGTCCGAAGCGCTCCCGGCAACATCCGACCAATCATCCGCAACTCCGCTGCCACGAGATTCGAATTTCCATCCGAAGATAGCACCTAAAGCGTTGGTGACCGTCTCCGCAAATGCAATTACCTTTTGCATAACAACATTCAGTGCGCTTAAAAACGGTTTGAATGCATTTATCAGCGCACCGCCCACAATGCTGGAAAGCTGTTCGAATGACTGTTTTAAAATTCGTACTTGGTTAGCCCATGAATCCGCGGTCTTAGCGAAGTCTCCCTGCGCCGCCGTAGTGTTCGCCATGACGTATTGATAACGTAACATGGTCTTTTCAGCTTGGGACATTGACTGCATATCAGCGTCAATGCCCTGCTTCATCGCCCATTCTTCGAGCGTAGCTTGCGTCAGATCAAGACCGTATTTCCGCAGCGGCTCTGTTTCACCGGTGAATATTGACTGCAAGTTTCTTGCGACGTCTGACTGCTCCATATCATAGAATGAAGCCATGTCAGCGGTAAGTTTTGTTATGTTCAGCGAAACGTCCGACAGCGAATCAGACAGCCCGATATAGCCATCGGTTTGCTTGTTCAGCACAGCATTTGCATTGGATATAAGGGATTTGTTTATCCCCATAGCTGTTCCCATTGCCTGGAATCGGCTTGCATACTGCTTTACTGCAAGTTCGGACATACCAAACTGCTGTATGGAATTGTCCGCAAACTCATCCACTTTGTAAGCCATGTTGCCAAAAGTGGTATCAACAACGTTCTGAACCTCTGTCAGCGCGGAAGATATGTCAATAGCGTCCTTGAGTTTGCTAAATGCCCGAAAAATTAACCAGTATGATGCGTACAGTTTACCGAAAGCTGATGCAAGGCTTAAACTGCTGCTCTTTGCCGAGCCCGCGGATGCGGAGAACCCCGTAAGGCTCTTTGACAGAGTGTTCGCCGCTCTCCCAGATGAAGAACCGGTTTTTGCAAGGTTCGCAAGTGCATTGGTCATCTGAATAAGATTCTGGCTTACCGCCGGAGCCTTAGACAGCGTTTCCATCAACTCTTTAAGGTTTTTCGCCAGCAGCGGGATATTGGTTACTGCTCTGCCGGATGCGACACTTCCGAGCCGGGAAATTGCCGTGACCAGTTCCCCCAGCCCCGACATTTCAAACTTCAACGAGCCGATCTGATTCATCTGCCGCGCGAAGTTCTGTAGCTGTGCAGAAATGGTCGGCAGATTCTTTGTAGCCTGCGTGGATGCCTTTCCGCCCATTCTTGACAAACCGGAAATGAGATTTGTCAGCCCGGTAGCATCAAAATTGAGCGTGCCGACACTATTCATGCCGGAAACGAACCTGGCAAGATCATCCTTGATTTTCACAAGATTGTCCGTACCGGTTGTTGCTTTGATTCCACCCAGCTTAGACAATGCATTCGCTACATTGGTAACGCCGTCCGCATTAACCCCCTGCATTGAACTCATGCCAGCAGAAAGGTTTTTCATTGCCGAAGAAATCCCGTAAATTGACGATGTATCAACGTCATTGAATTTCTTTAATGCTATGTTCAAGGATGTGATCTCCGATGACTTGCCGCCCTTAAATCCAGTGGCAGCATCAGAAATCGACCTCATTCCGGTTGCTATACTGGAAAGCTTCTGGGTATCAACGAATAAGCTCTTCGCCAAATTCTCCATACTCTCCGCGAGCTTGTCTATGGATGAACTTGCTTTACCGGCATCCGCCTTAATTTTCAATTCGAGCTCGTCAATTTCTGCGCCCATTCACTCACCAACTTCCTATAACTTTTTTAAGTTAGCGACTACCATCCACTCGGTAGCCGGTAAAAGGCAGTAGGCTATGACACCGTACTGTCTTGATGCGATATTTCAAAATTCGTTTTCATCAGTTCCAGCTTTGCAACAAATAACTCTCGCTGCCGCTGTAACTCTTCCTCTGTCATTTGCGAAGCATTTTGAGAATGTTGCTCCGTAATTGGCTTTTCAATGTATTTAGAATGGGCTTTTCTTCCTGCAAGGCAATGTTCAACTGCCACCGCTACGGCAGATAACCCATAAGAACCAAACCACATCCACATTTCTCTGTCGTGCTGTTTCGTCTCCATTTCGTAAGCATCGGCATATGGCTTCAAATCAGCAGGGCAACTCTCATTGATGTCTCCTGGAGTAATTCCATACCCTTTAGTAATTATCAGCCAATACGGAAGTATCGTTGACCGGTACGTTTCCCATGTTAAGCCGTGGCTTTCTTTGCAGTCCTCGTTGAAGCTTTCTTTGCAGTTTTGGATTTCTGCGCCGCTTCGACTTCTGCTCCCTTCCGGAGCAACTGTGCTAAAAAACCGTTATTAACCATTTCATTCGTGAGAAGATTGAACAGGACAGTAATGTCCGAATCATCAGCGTCAAAATAATCATCCACAAGCCCATATGCCTTATTTAATGCAGCCAGCTTGCCATCTTCGGTTTCATAATCGTAGCCGAATTCATCCTTGTGGAATTTCTGCAGGCCAGCAAGCAAAAGCTCCGGAAGAATATGCAGAATTTTGTTTAAGTCCTCAACTTTCAGATCTTCTGATTTCGCAAGAACCTTCTGTAACTCGTCTACTTTTTCAACAACGCCGCATCGTGCTGTTGCTTCATATCCGTATTTGATCTTATATTCAGTTCCATTGATCGTTAATGTTGTCATACTGTTTACCTTTCCCTTTCTCCCTAATCTAATAGGGAAAGGGGCAGTCCTTAGACCGCCCCGATTTCTGGTTATTTAACTTCTAAATGCCTTTATGCAAAGGCTACGGATTCATCCATTCCGATATATTCCTCGATCGTCAAATTCATTTCGACCGTAAGCAGACCGTTCTGATCAATGTCCGGCTGCGGAATAGCTGTCGGTGGCTGCGCTACGGCGAAGAAAGATTCTGTGAATCCCGGAATGATCGTTTCAAACCACATACGTTTGCCGCCGGAAAGCGCCTTGAATGCGGTGATAACAGAAGCCCACTCCTGTTTTGTTTCTGGTGTAAAATTGACTGTAACCGGAAAAGAACCGCCCGTGTCACCTCTACCCTGTACATAGCGCGATGTGAAATCTTCCAGGGCTGATGCGTCGATTTTCTCCGGCTCAATATTGATTCCGCCGAGTTTGTTGATCCTGTGTAACTGCGTGAATGATGTTGGCTTATCTCCGGCTGTTGCTTCTACTCCATAGCCGAAGGTAATTCCAAGCGTAGAAATTCCTGCTTCCATACTTCTATCCTTTCTACCGCTATCTGTCTGCGGTCAGCGGCTACCTCTCTTGGTAGTCGGTGCATAAAAATAAGAGCCTTTCGGCTCTAAGTTTCATTTATCTAAACCCATCGAAATCGAGGGGTTTATTCAATTTAATTTCATCAGTGTATCTCCGCTTCCGAAGATGCGTTGATAACGCCCAACCCAACGTGAAATGTTCGGGTCCGTGGCATTTGCGGTTGGCATCGGACCGCCACGGCACTGGAAACCATACGAAAGCATGATCTCTTTTGCTTTGTTGCTGATCTCACAGCACGTTCCGTCTGCCATTCCGCCGGTCGAATAGACCGATATGGCAATTAACGGCTTCTGACTGCCCTCATTCCCGGACAGGTCATAGTTTCCACCGGAGTTATCTACCAATGCCACATCAACATATGGGAAATCCGTTTCCTTCGGGGTAACATACCGCCCGACCTTGCATTTCAGATATGCTTTCTTCATTTTTGTTTCAAAGTGGATATAAAATTCATTCCAATCGAATCCTGCCATTTAATCACTTTCCATTCCAGCCACCGCCTTTAGTCTCTGTTCTTTGTTATAGTCATATAAGCTACCTTTGTATAGCAATCTTTCTGTGTCTCTAATTCCCAGCTTCCACCGACTATGTACTGTTACATCTTTAATTCCAAGTCTTCTTGCCACGGTTAGTAACGGCATCATTTTACCATTATACCAAATTCTAATAGTATTCCTTTTATTAAGGCTTTGTTCTGCCTGTGTTATCCATGTACAATTTGATGGCTCATAGTTGCCATTCACATCTATACGTTCAATGGTTAACGTTTTTCGGAACCCTGTTTCATCCGCCCATTTGCAAAAATTTCTTACATCATGCCACTCATCACAAACAGAAATTCCACGACCGCCATAATCTTTATAGAAAGTATTAGATTTTGAATAGCACCGATTCATCATACAAAACCAAACATTGTATGCTGGATGATGCGTAAGTCCATGCTGGTTTACAATGTGCAAATTGATAATATCTTGTTTCTTTTTTAAGCAACCACAAGAAATTGTTCTGTAAGAAATCAAAGAGTCACTTCTTACGATTTTTTCGTTGCCGCAATCACATTTGCAAAGCCAATATGAGCGACGGTTTCTTATCTCGTATAACTTAATAACTTTAAGTTGTCCAAATCGTTTGTTGGTCAAATCATTTAAGCCAGCTCCCTTTACAAACTGACCTTTTTCATTTCTTTCCAAAATCTTCCCTCCAAATTCATAAAAATAAGACGTAACATTTCGCTACGTCTTAAACAAATATTGGAGAGCGACAGGAACACACCCTGTCATGCGTTACTCTCTATGATTTGAAAACATCTTTTGCTATTGAAACTACTTTGTTCCTTAATTCTTTTGCGGCATTATACATTGGCATTTTAGGTTCAATTCCCGTGGAATGATGCCAAACACCGTTTAAATCCATATACCACCAGCCATTAGGGTCTAAGCCATGCTCACCATAGCTTCCAGCACCTACCCCAGGCGCGCCGGTTGGGTTTTCAGCTTTCAATCCAGATCCGAAACATAACATCAACGCCGGGGAAATCTCTTTGCTCTGCACACCATCCTGGTTCTGCCATTTGCTCACAATCTTCTGTGAATCACTCATGATAAGAAGTGCCTTGCACCCGGCAGTTTCCGGTGAAATCTCGGATGTTAAGCGAACATATTTTCCAAATCCGCTACTGCCAATGTGCGCCTGCGCAATCTGCATACCCTCCGCGGTCAATCTGCGGCATAATTCCTCGCATTTCCCGGCAAGGCTATCCTGGTATTCCCGAATTTCCTTGATGGCGTTCTGAATCTCTCTGGTGGACAAGCCGAATGAAATGGTCTTACTCATTCAGCAGCCCCAACTCCGAATATACCTTGAAAATCTTCGGAGACTGAATTGCGAACCAATCAACCATCTCTTCGTTGTGTGCCCATGCGCCATCAAACTGGTTTGAAGAACTCTGCAATCCGCTTTCATTAAAAAATGCATGAAGGACTTCATGTCTGAGAATTTTTCTTCGGTATGTTTCCCGCTCATTCTCACTCATATTTGTGAAATATTTGTCTTCGGATACGTCTGCAACGACGATCAAACATTCATCTTCCGCACAATATCCGCAAAATTTGTTTTTCTTCAAACACTTATCTTCCGAAATCTTATGAGTTTCAATTCTGTATTCAGTTCCAAGGATATTGATTTTTCTATTCTCCATCTCAATTCTCTCCTTTCGGCAGCTTTTTCAGCAGATATTTCATACTGTTCAATGACGGTTTCACGGCTAATACCGAATAATCGGCGCTGTCACCGTCAACCGAACCGTCCGCATGGTACTGTGGCTCACTGGTATGCCAAATCCGGCTTGTTTCTGTGATAGGTAAGGATTTGTCCGATAACACCAAAACTGCTTGATATGCGCCAATATCAAAGCCATATTCCTTGGCTTCTGCTTCACCGCCAGACATTGCAATGTTGGCATAAAAAATGACAGGCTCGTTATAGCCTGCCACAGTACCTATCGGTATCGGAATCAGTTCTCCGTCAACCTCGGTGTATTTAATTTTCCCATCCTCGTCTGTTTCATAGACCGGAATTTGATCACTGTATGTTGCGAACCAAAGAAGTTGCGCATTTTTTTTCAAACTTCTCATATCATTTATTCCTCGTCAGAACTATTTGCCTGCATATTTTGCATATAATCTTTAATCTGCTCAACAAACTCTTGCATCAACTGAAATGCATCCTTGGCTTGGTTAATTCGAGGAACATAATCACTTCTTGTAGCCTTGAGGATATGCACATTGTTCCTTAAATCGTACAAATCACATATACGATTTGCCACATCAACGGTAATCATTCCCTTTTCAACGGCAAATTCTGTTCTTTCTTTTATGTTCATACTCTTTATTGGTTTCTTCTGCAACTTCTGCTTGCACGTATAAACTGTTGAATTTGCATAAGTCAATTTAGCATCTTTCGACAAAACACTAACCGGAGCATAAACCATGTTTCCATACTGTGTCATAATTTCATTCTTGAAGTTCTTCTCTATTAAATTATCAAGTATCGCCTCATATATAGAAGCGTATTGAATTACCTGAAACTTAACAATCCCCTGATGTTTAGCCTTAGGAAGTCTTAATGCACTCATTAGTTTATACATAAATCTTGCTTGATAATAAGCACTTCCAACATGTTTTTGCAATTTTTCATCATTCAAAAAAGAAAAATATTCCTCAAACCACTCTGACTCATACTGAATATCCGGATCAAATTCTCCGTCCGGAACTATATCCTTATTACAATAATTTACGACTGTTGTTGCGATTTTTTTATCTAATTGTTTTTTCGCCATAGCTTTATCCCCCTCTGTTATTATTATACGGCAAAAGGAGAACCGCTACAAGAAGTTATTCAACTACAATCCAATCTTCTGCAAGACAATCATTGATACTTGGAACCCACATGGAATGAGAACCATCAACGCAACGAATCTGAAAATACGGATTGCATACAAACAAATCGCCCTCTTTGATTCCCCATGCATCTGCAGTCTGCTTATTGCATGGAATACCCTGCGGGTAGCCTTTCTGATAAGCGACAAACATTCCCTTGCCGTTCCAACCCTTGCGGGCAACTTTCTGTCCGGCTTTCAGCCTGCGGATTGCTTCGCCGAATGTGAATGTCTGGATATCCAAATCCTTTACATCAGCTTCACCGACAATCTCCCAATCATCACGAAGAATAAAATTGAGAGTATAATCAACATTCTCTGTCTCGCGAATATCAAGGATTTTGCCATCTTTGCAGTGCATCTTAATGGAATTATCTTCCCATTTCCAATATCCCGCCCATTCCGGGCATTTAATCATAGCACCCTGTTTGAGTGCTTCATATGCTTTCTTAAAATTCATTGCCTTTCCCTCCAAAACAGAAATATGGCGCACCGCCCTCCACCGCTACATGGTGCGCCGCCTGCGAACCTGTAAATATTACTTACCAGTTCACGCACAATCTTCTTTAACCGTATGTGATTCCATACGGTTTCAAAAACCTATAATCACAATGTGAAAATCAGATTCCTTTTCTACACATGGTAGATAGGTAACACCGCTTAACCCTGCGGTCGGGAGATGTAAGGATCACCGCCTTTCTAGGCTGTCACACCTCTGGCTTTCAAAGCGCCAACGATCTCATTTACCTTTGCGATCACATCTGTAAGTTCCGCTCCGCTGTCCAGTTCCGCGATTGCCGAAGCTGTTCCGGCAAGCAGTTCAGACGTCTTCGGTTCTTCATACTGAACCCAATCACCATTTTTACGGAGATACGCCGCATCTTTCGGAGTTTTCGGCACTTCCGGGATTCCGTTCACGCCGCCCTCCCAATCTTCACCGTTCTGTGAAAATTCAAGACCGCTTTCTCCCTTGCGGAGCATTGCAACCGTTCCATCTCCGGTCGGTGTCTTAACATAAGACATTGTTTCCGGTAACTCTTCGTCCGGTTCATCCGGCATGATTGCGCCCGATTCTGTAACCGTGATATTCTGCCATGCGGTTCCGATCGTCTCGCCGCAGATAACACGAATTTCAATCGGCGTCTTATCGGCAAGCATTTCCCTAGGAATCACACAAGCATTATCAACAAGGGCTTTTCGAATTGACCTCTTACCTTTATAAAATTCTACCGATTTCGTCCCCGGAATCGCCGTAAACGCTTCATCAAATGTGAAATGAACGCCAAAGTAATTAACCGAACCGCTGGTCGGCTGCACCTTATCCGTTCGACTTAACGCCATATTTTTTACTTCAAACTCTAAATACTGCATCGTTTCCTCCTAACATACAGTCGCAAAGGGTATAACTGCATCGAAATACTTTTCGCGCGCCACATAAGCGCGGCTGATTCCGTTCTCGTTGTGGCTTGTCTCTCCCTCTGCCCCTATCATGTTCCAGTCATAGATCACCAGATTATGAATTACCGAGTAATACTGCTGCATATCCTCATCAATGAATTGGCTGTCATGATGTTTCTGGTAATTTCTATGCTGTTTTACATCGCGGATCGCATTTTTGATTTTTAAGGACAGACGCTTTTCATCCGAACTATCGTGGATTTCGTCCGCAAGTTCAATCAGTAAATCCTTATATAATTCATCCCGAAGTTCATCCATCCTTAATCATCTCCATTCTACAATCCGAGTTTTGCAATAATTTCTTCTTTCAGATCCTTGCCGGTAGATTCCTCTGTTACTTCCAAACTCAAAGACTTTGCTACTTCCTTAAGATCAGCCGTGCTCATTCTCATAATCTCTGATTTTGAATACTTGTGTGATTCTGCTTTGTCCTGCCCGGTTGTATCAGAATCATCATCCTGTGAAGCCGGAGATTTATTCTCTCCGGCTTCTACCGATTTCCATCCGGCGTTTAAGAACGCTGCACGCTGATTTCTGTCTTTAACTCCGAACACAAGTCCATTCTTTGTTACTTTTTCCATTTTCCTGTCCTCTCCTTCTATGCTTCTGCCTTATGAACGAGGATTGCATCTGCCTTCTTATCCAGAACGAAGCAATCGTAACGAACACGCGCTTCTACAAGTGCGCCGGAAATACCAGGTGCATTGTAATTGATCTTGAACTCATGCAATTTAACCGGAGAAGGGCAAGCAATCGGGTTCGTGATGATGTAATCAACACCTTCTGGCAGATAAGAAGCCGGAACCTTAATTGTAGGCACTCCATCAATATCTCCGATAATTCCGTTAATTGCAATCTGTGTTGCCATATCGCCTTTCTTGGTGAAATGGTCATCCAGTTTGATCTTATTGTAGAAGCTGGATGATGCGACAACGATTCTTCCGCCCTGCGGAGCCTTATCATCGTCAAGAATTTCCTGCCCTGCAAGAAACTCTTCGTAAGCATTTGCAGTTGTAATGTTTTTCTGCAAAATGTGGCTCTTCTGTGTGATGCTTCCCTTTGCAGGTGCACCAGCCACGATAGCAGCAAGGCGATAAGTATCCATAGCCGGGATAACAAGGTTATCAATGTTCTCTGCTAATGTGGCAGCAGCTTCCATCGTTCCATTGGTATCCTGCTCACTTGCAGCATCAATAGTGTAAGTAAATGACTTATCCTGTGTGATGGTCATTTCCTGCTCATTGTTTCCAAGTTCATCCGGCGTACCGTAACGATTACTTCCGCTTGTCGCATAGTCATTAAGGGTTGCAAGGTTTCTACTGAAAACCTTTACCGTCTTAACTCCCAGCCAGTCAAAGTTATTGTTAATAATTCCATATGTAAGCGATCCGAGACGAAATCTTTCATCAACAACATTCGCATACTTGGATGCTAAATTAATTGCCATAATTCATTTCCTCCATAAAAAATTATTTTTTGTAGTTTCCAACAGAGTTGAATCCCTTTAAGAACGGGTCTTCCTCTCCGCCATTGCTCACCCCGGTATTTACCTCCGGGCGGGTTTTGTACCACTCACTTTCCTTTGCTTTCAAAATGGCTTCCTGTGCCTGTGACTGTACAAGGAAAAGTGTGTCCGTATCGCCATCAAACTGCGCTTCGGCGGCTTTCTTGGCTAATTCCTGTGAGTAACCAAGGGTCAAGAAATTCTTTTCAAATTTTGAAACAGCACTCTCTCTGCGAAGCCGATTAAGCTCTGCATCCTTTTCCGCTTCCTTGTCAGCCTTTTCCTGCGCCAGCTTTTCAGCATCACTTAAGGTTGCGTTATACTTTTTCTTCCAACTTGCCGCGTCTGATGCTGCATCTTCCTGCGCCTTTTTCAGCTTTGCATTCTCAATACGCATCTGCTGCAACTGCTCTTCAAGGCTTGGCTGTGGATCATCGTTTTTTTGCTCATTCTTTGTTTCATCCTTTGGCGGCTCTGGTGCCGGCGGCTTCGGATCATCTTTTGGCGGCTCCGGCGTAGATACCGGTTCTGCAAAGTGCTGCAAATTCATTTTCAAAAGTTCTTTCTTTTCCATCTTGTTACCTCATTTCTTTCTTTGCGATTTTTACGTTTTCCCTAACGTCTTGCGAAATTTATAACGCGCTGTTCCCTAGCGCATATAAAAACACCCACATTTCTGCGGGTGCTGATTAACTACTTATAAGTCCTTTAACGGACTGTTTCCTGTCTGGTCGGATGAATCCGACATAATCCGCTTGGAATCCGGATTAACAGATTCTTTCAAAACTTTATCTGCATTTTGTTGCTGATTGCTTTTTAGACTTCCGCTTTCTCTCATTTTCTTTTGATATTCGAGAATCTGCGGCACTGAATCTTCGACAGCTTCGGCGAGATTACTAAACAGGTCAACGGTCTCCATTGCAATTCTTGGGTGCACTTGATTTTGAATCATAGTAGCCAATGAATTAACCTTTGTTGCCATATCGAACGTCTTTTGCCGGATTGGTCGAATCTCAATATCGCTATTTTTCAATTCCAGAAGTGGGCTTTCCGGGTCTGTATCCGGAGATTTCTTAATAGCAATTAAGGCAAGGCGATTTCTCTCTTTGAATCCCCTCTTGATGATTGCCGCCTGCTTGCAAGCCACTGCTTCGGTTGCGGTCCATCCGCTGGACAGGCTT